ACATGATTGCACAAGCTCGCATCATGTCGGAGGAGATGGGCATCATCAAGAACTCGATCATGCAAGGAGGAGGAAACATCTATGGCTTCATAGGAGAACTTCTCGTAGCTGAGTACCTGAAGGTTTCACTGAAGCATTCCTATGACTACGACATGGAACTGATCAATGGACAGACAGTCGATGTAAAGACAAAGTCAACCAACTGGACTCCAAAACTGGAGTACGATTGCTCCATTGCTGCGTTCAATATAAAGCAGAAGTGTGATTACTACTTCTTCTGTCGAGTCAAGAAGGACATGACTGTCGGATGGCTGCTCGGCTACATGCCAAAGAAGGAATACTTCGACAAGGCAATGAAGATCAAGAAGGGTGACTTGGATCCTGCCAACAACTTCACTGCCAAAAGCGACATGTACAACATCAAGATCGATGCTCTGTACGAACCCGAAGCACTACTGAAAATAGTGCTTGACTCTAAGGCTAAAAAGCTGTAGAGTTCAACCGCTCTACAACATTCCTCACAATGAAGGATGTTGGAGCATTTATGTTTCAGAAGAAAAGAGGAGAGACTAGAATGGCTGAGAAGAACAAGTACACGATCATTTCCGGAAAGGCTTATTGGGCTTCGCTGATCCAACCCAACACGACGTTCGAGCCGTGCTGGTCCATCGATGTCAGCCTTGACGCAGAGAACAAGAAGAAGGTTCTTGCCGACGGTCTACAGGTCAAGAACAAGAACGATGATCGTGGCGACTTCATCACCATCAAGCGTAAGGTAACCAAGCGTGATGGCTCCACTCGCAGCGCACCGGAGATCATCGACGCAGCAAAGAACGCATGGGACTCATCGCTTGTCGGTAACGGTTCTACCGTCAACGTCAAGTACCAGCCTTACGAGTACACCGTTCGTGGCAAGAAGGGTGTATCCGCTGACCTGATCAAGGTACAGGTTGTAAATCTTGTACCTTATGGTGGCGGCAAGGACGACGGCTTCGATGCAGTGGATGGTGGCTATACCGTGCCTCCAGCCCATATGGCAGCGGCAGCCAACAGTGAGCAGAACATGAAGGGTGACGACATTACCTTCTGAAGACACTAACGAGTATAACAACGTGGGGCTACCGCTTCTCAATTGGGTAGCGTGTCAATGGGTGTGGAGTGGGACCATTGGCGATCTTCCGACAATCAATGACAAAAGGAAAGCAATTGTGATGAGCAATGAACTTCGCGTAATAAAGGCTCTTCTTCGTCGTCGTCGCGTAACTCGCAAGACTGCAATCGAGATGGGTCTGTGCGAAAACCTGACTGCGACGATCTCCCGTCTTCGCAAGATGGGAATTTCGATCATGGCCGTTCGTGCCAAGACGCCAGAGGGAGAGACCTACACTCGCTACAAGCTTGACAACACGTCGTTCAAGCTGGCTACCTCTATGGCCAACGCAGCCTGATAGAAAGGCATTGCAGAGATGACCGCAGACAAGAAGACCATCGACACTCTGGTCGAAGACATCTACAAGCTCTTCGTTCCGGAGCAAGAGGTCAAGATCAGCGAAGAAGAACTAGAAGCCTTTGCCGATGGCATCAAGGCTGCGGTTGTCTCTGCTCTCACTCGAAAGAAGAAGCAGAGCTACCTTCGTCTGTCCATGATCGGAAAGCCTGACAGGCAGATCTGGAACGAACTCAATGGCATTCCAAAGGAAGAACTCTCTTCGTCTTCCCATATCAAGTTCCTTTACGGAGACATCCTAGAACAGCTTCTGATCTTCCTCTGCAAGACATCTGGTCATGATGTCAGGGACCATCAGAGAGAGCTTGAGGTCAATGGTGTCGTTGGTCATCAGGACGCCACTATCGATGGCGTCATGATCGACTTCAAGTCGGCATCGCCTCATGGTTTTCGCAAGTTCAAGGACAATACATTGGCTATGGACGATCCATTTGGCTACATTGGCCAGATCTCGTCCTACGCATTCGCAGCAGATACCGACAGGGCTGGGTTCCTAGCCATCGAGAAGGTATCTGGAGAGATTGCCCTGTGCGAGATCCAGAAGGTCAATCGCATTGATCCCACCGCTCGTATTGAATACCTGAAGGGAATGGTTGCATCAAGCAACCCTCCTCCGAAGTGCTACGATGCAGTACCTGATGGCAAGAGTGGCAACATGAAGCTTGCTACCGGATGTCATTTCTGCGATTTCAAGAAGACCTGCTGGTCCGATGCCAACAATGGCTATGGTCTTCGTGCCTTCAACTACAGCAACGGCATTCGCTACTTCACTGAAGTCAACAAGACTCCTGATGTAGAAGAGTTGGATATCAGGAATGGCAACTAAACCTCGCAAGAAGAAATCTTACCGTAGTAAGCTTGAGGCAACCTTTGCCTACAAGCTTGAGGAGGGATGCATTGGATTTTCATACGAACCATACAGCATCCCATACTCAGTTGTTGAAGAACGAAAGTACTATCCAGATTTCATCATACTTGCCAATGGCATAGTCATCGAGACAAAGGGGTACTTCAAGCCAGCAGACAGGAAGAAGCACCTGAGTCTCAAGGAGCAGTACCCAGATCTTGATATTCGGTTTGTCTTTGGAAACAAGAGAAACAAGATCAACAAGAACTCAAAGACAACATACGAAGACTGGTGCAATAATCATGGCTTCAAGTGCTGTGATGGTAATGACACCAAAACAATAAGGGACTGGGCACACGAAGTAGGGAAGAAGCAGCATGAGCGAACAGGGCGAAAGAGAAAGCCTAAGTGATCTTGGTCAGGCCCTGAAGCTGGACTCGCACTCGGCGTCTCCTCCGCAAGAACTTGTCCTGTTTCGTACCGTCATCCTTCAAGCAATACTTGACGCAACGAAACCCGCCACCCATAATGAACCAGAAGAAGAAGCATTGGCCAGAAAGCAGGCTATCTCTTGGTTCTTTGCGTCAGTAGGTACAACCTGCCAAGATTTTACCGATGTCTGTGACATGGCTGGACTTGATCCCGCTTATGTCCGCACATTCGCTCACAAGGTTCTGAGGACAAAGGAGATCAAGTATGTCAGGAAAAGGATCAACGCAGTACTCAACGGAAGTAAATAAGATGCAAGATGAAAACCTGTTCTATCCATCTACCAGCTATGATCCATTTATAGATCCACTGAATGTACCTAATCGACGACATCCCCAAATGTCGGTGATCGAATACAAGTTCGATGAGGATCATCTCGTCAATGACCTCAAGCACTACATCGACTCCACCTACACGCAGCACTATGCTATGAACAAGATCCAAGCCACCGAAGTAATCATAGATGGTGGACATGGTGAAGGCTTTCTTGTCGGTAACATAGTTAAGTATGCCCTTCGATATGGCAAGAAGGAAGGGTGGAGCCGAAAGGACTTGCTTAAGATCCTCCACTATGCGATCATACTTCTTTCGGTCCACGACAGGCGCAGGCCTACCTCGTAACCGAACTGATTCAAATAATCCCGTTTGTGAGTAATGGCATATAAGTCATTGTTCACAAACGGGTTTTTCATCTTTGAATATATGTGCTTATTCTTTGGATGGAGGAAGACGATCCATGACCGACAATAACCAATACCTGCCAACTGACTACCAAACATTCATTGCCCTTAGTCGATATGCAAGATGGCTACCGGACAAGAAGCGTCGAGAGACATGGTCAGAGACCGTTGATCGGTATATCGTAAATGTCGTTGGCAGGGTCATTGAAGGTCATCCAAAGGTAATCAAGGATCTTCGCTACAAGATCATGAACCTAGATGTCATGCCGTCGATGCGTATGATGATGACCGCTGGTCAGGCATTGGACAGGGATAACACTTGTGGCTACAACTGTTCCTACCTTGCCGTCGATGACATGAAGTCCTTTGACGAGGCCATGTTCATCCTGCTCTGTGGAACTGGTGTCGGCTTCTCCGTAGAGAACCAGTACGTATCCAACCTTCCGGAGATTCCAGATACCCTCTTTCCATCGAAGGATGTAATAGTAGTCCATGACTCAAAGGAAGGCTGGGCAAAGGCGCTACGCAAGGTCATTGCCCTTCTGTACAGTGGTGAGATTCCTAACTGGAACCTAGACAATATTCGTCCAGCAGGTTCCAGACTGAAGACCTTTGGCGGCAGGGCCAGTGGTCCAGAGCCTCTTAACCAGCTATTCAACTTCGTCACCGAGACCTTCAAGAAGGCAGCAGGGCGAAAGCTGTCGTCACTCGAATGCCATGACATCATGTGCAAGATTGGCGATGTTGTTGTCGTTGGCGGCGTTCGCCGCTCTGCCATGATCTCCCTTTCGGATCTCTCTGATGACCGCATGCGTCATGCCAAGAGCGGCAACTGGTGGCAGAGCAATCCGCAGCGTACTCTTGCAAACAACTCTGCTGTCTATGACGAGAAGCCAGACATCGAGATGTTCATGCGTGAGTGGCTCTCTCTTGTCGAGAGCAAGAGCGGAGAGCGCGGCATCTTTGCTCGATATGCTGCTCGAAAGCATGTCGGGAAGAATGAGCGCCGTGATGCCGATTACGACTTTGGCACCAATCCTTGCAGTGAGATCATTCTCCGAAATAACCAGTTCTGCAACCTGACTGAGGTTGTCATTCGCCCAGAAGACACGATTGAGTCTCTTGTCGATAAGGTAGAGGCAGCCA